ATCTTGATGCCCTGCAGCGTCTTTACCTTGGAATCTTGTTTTAGTTGGAATAAGTTTATGCGTTCCAAACTGTTGTCCGTCAAGAGTTAATTCATCTAAAGTTTTTCTTCTAAAAATTGCTACGAAAGAAGCGAACCATTGAAGTCGATCAGAAAGAGATATCACTGAACTATCATCAACCACTTCTGAGCCTTTTCTGTTAAAGCTTTCTCCCGTTCTATTTAATTGCATTGCTGTGACTATTGGACAATGAATCTCTTCTGATATCCTTTTGAGTTTATCAATCTTGTCTCCAATAGCTTGATGCTCTGCCCAGTTTTGACCAACTTTTTCTCCAGTTAATTTTATATAATCATAAGCTATCATCGCTTGGTTTCCTCTACCGACTTTTGAAAGATACCATCTGCGGATAATAGAACAAATTTGATCGATATTTTTGTTGCCAACATGATAATGAAAATATTCATACTTTTTAACTTTAGTCCAAGCTTCTCTTACTTTTTTTGTCATTTCTTCATTTTTTCGCCAATTACCTGTTTCAAGATACCAAACTGGAACACCGCTTAACGATGCGACCATTCTTAATTGAATATCTATTGTTTGCATTTCTGTATCTAAAATTAAAGTTTTAGTTTTATTTTTGGGATTAGTTGCGGTCTTGAAACATATATCGTTTAGCCAAGTAGATTTACCTTGACCAGGTCTACTTGCTATTGCGTAGATATTTCCATTTTTTAATCCACCATACATTCTATTGAATTCTGAATATGGAGTAATTAATCCTGTGTCATCTTTTGGAGAGTTTCCAATCTCTTCAATTAGATCTTCTACGCCATCAAAAATATTAATTGGTACATCGTTTTCTGAATATGATGATATTTTTTTATTATAAATGCCATCTATTTTACCAATAATTTCATCTACTGAATCTTCTGAGTTTTTTACTACATACTCTTTGAGATTATCGGCTGTTTGAGAAATTTCTCTTCTGATTCTTAGTTTAATTAATTCTTTGCATGCTGTCATTGTTGCTTCTTGCGTTATTTGAGAAAAACTTAAATTATCTATATAATCAAAAATATTAATTTCATCTTTAAATGATATACCTAAATTTTTAATTTTTTCTGCAAGTAACACTTTATCTACATTTTCACCTTTATGTTTAATATTTTTAAATACTGAATATATTGTTGAATGCACGTTATTATAAAAATCATTTTCAGTTAAAAATACATCTATATCGGCAAATAAATCTTGATGCCTTAATAAGCCGCTTAATACATGTCTTTCTACTTGTAAGGAGTAAATCATCCAGTTTTATATGATACCAATTTAAAATTTAAAAGTCAAGTTATTCTTCGTCTTCGTCTTTGTAGTCTTCTTTGTCTTTATCATTTTTTCTAGCGAGTAAATCGGTTGTGGCTTCTAAATTTAATTGGTCAATACTTTGGCTCCAAGTATTAACGTAATATAAAAGTGCCATAGCATTTATTTGATTATCAAATTTGGTAAAAACCTGTGGATCTCCTTTATTTGAAAAATTAAACATAATATATCCACCAAAACTGCATTCATCAATTTGCTTTAATAAGGCTTCTGGAAAATTAAATTTTTTCTTATTTGTCACCAGCTATTTTTACACTTAAATAATTAAAATTCCGCATTTTTCTTCTATATATTGTGGTGATAAAGATTTAAGATCATCCTCGTAGAGTTCAAGAAATTTAAATTCATTCATTTCAAGCCACTTTACTTTTTTGACATCTCTTTTTATGCTTTGGAGATACTTTAATCTTGAATTATCATGAAAAAACTTGTTGAAGGATTCGTGTTGATTACCTTGTATTTCAACTGCTATCTTTTTTGTTGCATTTAATAAGTCTACTTTAAGCATGCTTCCATAAACTGGAAACTCCTCATAAACAATATGATTTTTCCAATAAGGATAAAAAAATTGCTTAAACTTATATTGAAGTTTGCTTCTACTTTTACCTTCCCAATTTACTAGATATTTTCTTACATTTTTGTTAACGAGTGTTCCGTTAACATTTAATAATCTCATGACGCAAGAGTTTGAATAAATTTATTATAGAAATGGTCAACAATTGGTTTATTTTCTTCTAAGTATGATCTTAGATTATCTACTCCTTGATGTTGCTTTTTTAATTCTAAATTTTGTTCTTTTAATTCAGTTATGATTTCGTCAGAGAATGTGACCCATGCTCCTTTTGCCGTGGCAAATTCCCAAGAAAGAATTTGATCAATTACTTCGTATTCTTTCCATACCGAAGAGCCGTCTTTACGACCATATTTAATAGGATATTGAACTTTTGAGTTCGTAGACTCATTGGTTGATTTTTTGATTACAATTTTAACATTATGGCCAATAATTTTATTCTTTACTGCGTCATATTTTTCATTTGGTTTTTCAAGAATAAGATCCTTGTTAAACTTTGGTTCAAATTCAAGAATCCAATTTGCAAAATGCAATAACGCGTTTCCTCCAGTAGCAGTCGTTTGTCGGATGTCTTTATTAGCAGCGTAAGGATCGAGCTTAATATCTGATCGAACTTGACTTATGAAAATCGCTATATGGCCACGTTTAGAAAGTGCAAGAGAGATCTTCTTCATCAACATTGAAGAAATAACTGCTCCACCTGCAACTTTGGTGGCTTCGGTCATACTTTTTTGAGAATCACCTTTAGTCATTAAACCATCAACTGAATCAAGAATAAAGATGTATCTCTTGTTCTCGTCATTAGACTGAATAAGGTCTTTCATTAATTCCGAAACAGTTTCAAAAATATTACATTCAAATACAAAGCAAGTTCCGTCAACCCATTCTTTGGGGTCTGTGACAAACTTAATTCCAGAACGCTCTTTGATTTCTTTGCTTAATCTTCCTTCTGCTTTAAAAAGTAAAGCTCTAGAGTTTTCTACTGATTTAAGAAAGTTCTTTGTTACTTCGAGTGCTTCTGAGGTTTTCCCGCCTTCATTCATTCCAATGAATCTATGCAAACCTGGGCATAAACCACCGCTTGTGGCTATATCCAGGTTTAAACTACCAGTAGATACTTTATAATAAATTTCATCTTCAAAATTATAATGATCTTCTTTATTATCTTTTAAAAACGATAAAAGTCTATCTGACGCACTTGGTCCAGATGGTTGTTCGATTTCTTCTTTAGGTTTTCTTCCCATATCTTATAAATTCTAACAGAGTTTTAGGCTTTTGGCAAACTTTTTTATCTTCTCCTGTTTTATTTTCATTAAGAACTACTTTTTCTTTATTTAAATTGATATTAAAAGACTCGTATTCTTTTAACAAGAAAGCCTTGCCTTCTGATTTTAAAAACCAAGCTAATGAAGGAGGTGGAGATCCTAATTCTTGTAGGTTATCCCAAAAATCAAAGCATTTAAATTTTTTGATTAATCTTTGCGCGATCTTGATTTCTCTTGGCCAATTAATAGTACCTTTTACGTATTTTTTGACTATAAATTGGCAAAGTTTATGGCTATGCATTAATAATATAATACAATAAATAAATATTAATTACAATCAATTTTTATTCTTTTTTTCCAAGAATCGGCTATTTCAGATAAGATTAAATCTAAAGATTTTGTTATTTTCCAATTAGGAAAATGTTTATGAATTTTAGATAAATCTGATATGTAACAAATATGGTCGCCTTCTCGATTTTTTTCTGTATATTCATATCTCATTTGTTTGCCAGTTATATTTTCTATTTTTGAAAACGCCTCCAATATGGAGCAACTATTATCTCTACCTCCTCCTAAGTTATATACTTCTCCAATTTTTGGAGACTCTATAAAATTCATCATAAAGTTAACTACGTCTAAAGAATGAATATTATCTCTAACTTGTTTTCCTTTATATCCATAAATTTTAAATATTTTTTCTTCTAAGTTGCATTTTATTAAATAGGATAAAAATCCATGTAATTCAACTCCACTATGATTTGGTCCAGTAAGGCATCCGCCTCTTAGACAGCAAGTTTTCATATTAAAATATTTACCATATTCTTGAACCATAATGTCTGAGGCTAATTTTGATGCGCCAAAAAGTGAGTGTTTACTATTATCTATAGAAAAACTTTCATTAATACCATTTATATAATTTACATCCTCGTAATCCCATCTTGTTTCTAATTCTTTTAATTTTATTTGATTTGGTTTATCTCCATATACTTTATTAGTGGACATATGTATAAAAATAACATCTGGACAAAATCTTCTAGAAGCTTCTAGCAAATTTAATGTTCCAACTGCATTTGTATCAAAATCTTCAAAAGGTATTGTGGCTGCTAAATCATGACTTGGTTGAGCTGCGGTATGAATTATGATGTCTGGTTTTAATTTTTCTATTAAATTTAATATCCCATTTCTATCTCTTACGTCTATTTCGTGATGTGTGAAATTTTTGTATTTCTTTTGTATTTCTAATTGATTCCAACGAGTATCTCCATTAGGGCCAAAAAATATAGCTCTTTGGTTATTGTCAATTCCATGTACTTCGTAATTTTGTAAATAAAAAAATGATACAGTTTCAGATCCGATTAAACCCGATGAACCTGTTATTAGAATTTTTTTTTTTAAATTATTCATTATTTTC